AACCCATTGGCAAGCTTCAAAATGCCAAAGGCTCCTCAAAAAGACGAAGAAATCATAGTCATCCCCAGGAGTGAAGTGGCGCTGGTTCTTGCCGCGTTAGAAGCAAAACAAACGTACCGCCATGTCAACTGGTCTTGGTATACGGAATTTATGCTGCAAACTGCAATGCGCACGGGAGAGGTGAGAGCACTGATGTGGGACGACATCAAGGAAAACAAAATCCTTGTGCATCAAAACTGGACGCTCACTCACGGCCTGAAAGCCAGCACGAAAACAAACAAAAAACGCTGGGTGCCATTGAACGGGAAATGCCTTGACATTTTGGAGCGACTGCCCAAAGATAACCAATTCCTTTTCCCATGGGATCGGCTGGCCTTTCAAAGCTATTTTCGGAAAAAGTTACAACCATTGCATCAAGTAGAGCTAATCAGCCATTTGTATCGACCGTATGATTGCCGTCACACCGCGATCAGTCGTTGGATTGAGGCTGGTATTCCCGTGCCGCAAGTGGCAGCATGGGCTGGAAATACAAGCGAAGTGATTTTTAAGCATTACTGCAATACGACCCAAGAGTACGAAATGCCCGTACTGTGACACGTCGGATTCATCGTCTAAACTAACGAAGATCGTTTTCACACCATGACTGATTTTTCTTGGAACATTGCCACGATGGAGAGGACTCTCTCGGACGGCATTGTCTACACTCTCCACTACACCATTGAAGCCTTTGACGGCACTTACCGTTCGAGCGCCTACGGCTCTATCGGCCTTGAAGCGCCCGAAGAGGATGCCGCCATTCCTTATGCCGATTTGAGCAAAGAGATTGTGGTGGGCTGGCTGCTCGACAAGCTTGGCGAAGAGAAGGTGGCTGAAGTGGAAGCCGCTCTTCAGGCTCAAATCGACGAGCAAAAGGCCCCCACTAAAGGCACAGGCACTCCTTGGGCTAGCTAAGCTCTTTTTTTCCCATTGGTTTCATGGCAGTCAAAAGCAAGGCAGGTGCAGCGTCCTTCAAGCGCATCATTGTCAGCAAGCCCAAGACCACCAGGCAAGGTGACGGTGCCCACAGCAAACCCAGCCACGGGCGCAAGCTCTCGCGAGGGCAAGGCAGTTGACGATGGGAGGATCAAGGGCTAGCCTACGGGCTGGCCTTTTTCTTTGTCATGGCTTTCACAGATTCCTATTCCTTTTCCCATCGCTGGTCTGGAGAAGCTACTAGTGATACTACCGGCTACCAAGAAATCATCCATCAATGTCAAGAAGTGAATGCCATTGGCCTCACGCGGCAGTTCTATCAATTCATGCTGGGCTGTGGTTATGCTCCTCAAAGCGTCGTAGCTGCATTTGACGCGCTAGCAATGGAATATGGCGAAGCTCATTGCGGCTATGATATAAAGAAAAGCGACTAAATAAAATGGGCCAAGTGGTTCGCGGTGGAGAACAGTTTGAAACTGCCATTCAAGCTGACCATCGCGGACAATTGCTAAAGCAAGGGGCTGACAGTGGCGCCGTAGATGCCTTTGGCAGGCAGCGCGTCAGTCAGCCTTTTACCTTGTTCGATAGCGTACTGCGTCACAGTAAGAGTGCAGAGCTATGGAATGAAACGATTAGTGGCGGCACGTCTACGCACTTGCCAAATGAAAGCTCTGTGCTGATGACGGTAACGGCTTCTGGGCATAGCGTCCTCAGGCGCACAAGAAAGCGCTTTCCCTATCAGCCAGGCAAGGGCTTGAGCGTTTTGCAAAGCTTTGCTGGTAGTACACCCCAAGCAGGCTTAATTCAGGAAGTAGGCTTGTTTGACAATAACAATGGCATCATGATGCGTGCCAGTGGTGCCACTGTTCAATTTGTCATTCGTAGCTCTACCACGGGAAGCCCAGTGGAAAGGGTTGTTAATCAAGACGAATGGAACATTGACACGGCTCCATGGCTAAATCTTGCTAAGACTAATATCTTTACCACTGATCTTGAATGGTTAGGAGTGGGACGAGTGAGGTGTGGTTTTGTTTTAGACGGCGAGTATTACTATTGCCATGAATTTAATCATGCCAATTCACTTGACGTTGTATATATGACCACTGCCGTTTTGCCATTGTCCTATGCCGTTAGGGCCACTGCTACGGTTAGTGGCAGCATGAAGCAAATCTGCTCCAACGTAGCAAGCGAGGGAGGCTATGAGCCTGCTGGAGCCATTTACACTGCTGGGCGAGGCGCTTCTAACTTTGCTTCCATCTCTGCTGAGACCATGGTAGCTGCCATCAGAATGGCCAGTGGACGCACTGATAATCTGATTTTACCTGCGCAAGTAGACGTGAGTCTTGGCGGAAAACAGAATGACATTGTGGTGGCTGAGTGGCGAATGCGACTAAACCCCACTGTGAGCGGCACTTGGCTGGAGGCCGCCAATGGCAGGGGAAATGTGCAAACCATGAGCAGCGGCACTTTTAGTGGCGGTACAGTCATCAATGCTGGCCTAGCTGCTGTTCGCAGTGCCATTGAATTTCATCCACAACGGGCTCTTGACCTAGCTCTTGGTAGCAATGCAGCAGGAGAAAGTGACATCGTTATCTTGACCATTCAATGCAGCAGCGCTGAAAGCGCCACTGGTTTGCTTGGTTGGCGAGAAGTGCTGTAAGCTAAGGCATCACGCTTCATGGATCATGGACGACCATTACAAAGCGCAAGTGGATGCCATTGCCGACGCACTACAAGAGTTGATCAGCAGCCCTGATAATGGCGTGGGAACAGCGTTGGAAGCCATTGATGCTGCCATTGATTCATGGTTAGATTACTTTGACACGGAAAAGGAAAAGTGGTTTCAGCTCAAGACAAGGCTTCATCGCTGATGGACTGGCTTAATTCCCCTGAGCTACAAGCTCTACGTCAAGCGTGGAACGAAAGCGATCAAACCATGAGGGCTGAAGACCAAGCTTGGTGGGATAGTCTTTCAATGGACGAGAGGGCAAGGGCCTTCAGGCAAGTGGTGGGCTTGATGTATAAAGCAGAGGTGGAAGAGCGTGGTTCCTATCGTCACGCCATGTACGACACCTTCAATGTGGACTATATGGATGGCATGTCTTGCCACTACATGGAACTACACAACCTTATTTTTTCAGGCTTGGAGGTTGAGCAGAAAGCTTGCATGAAGGATGGTAAGGATGAACGCATTGATGGTACATGCGACTAGCCATTGCCATTCCTGCGGAAAACATTACCAAACCAACAATGATTTCCATGGCAATAAATTGTCTGTTCTTATTTTAGTCCGTCTAGGGTCCAAGTAATACGAAGCTCACCTCCCAAGGCTTTAACAGCGTCGCTAGCACTCTCAGGAGCCTCGTGAACGATCATCACGGAAGGGACAATGGCATCAGGCAAAGGAGTGATTGTAGCTGCTGGAAACAGCTCCTGGGCCTTGCTAGCAAGCTTATCGGCAACGATTTCCCGCTCCTCTTTTTCCCATTGCTTCACTAGCTCAGTAGCTTGCTCGTCAACTTTCTTGAGAGTTTGTTGAGTTTTCCATTCTGTCCAATCAGGCTTGCACCAGGCAAGCAGCGCTTTTATCCATGGATTAAAGGCAAGCGACGGCCATTTGCGAATGGCGAATAGCGCTAGTTCGTAGCAAAGTGCATTGAAGATGGCTTCGTTTTTCATTTGCTTACTAACACGGCCCATCCGCCAGTGCCATCCGCTCTCCAACGGGGCAGCCAGTTCTGCTTCCCATAGACAATATTTTGCCCCCCATTGGCGCCGACATAACCTCCTTTGATAATATTGGCCTGACCGAAGGGATCATTGTGAATATAAGCTTGAGCATTGAAACCAACGACAACGCTCCAATGTCCGCCTCCCGTGGGAGCATTAAACGGCCCGTGATGCAGCCATCCCACTGCCACTGGACGACCAGCTCTAATTTCATTTTGCAGCAATGTTTCGTTGCCATCAACAACAAAAGAAGCTTTTAGGCCAAGAGATTGGAGGGCCTTTACTTGTACATTGGCGTTGGTGGTGTCACCAAAGCGAGCGCGAATAATATTATATTCATCATCAGTTTTTACCTTGCCATAATATGCTGCAATCATTGCGCAAGAGCTGCTAAAGCATTCTCGCTGCCCCTGTCCAGAAACGTTATCCCTTTGGCTGAAATATGGTATGTTTAACGGATTGGAGATGAGCGGAGGTTTAGCAGCAGGAGCCGCTCGATAAAGCTCCGCAAACTCCTCTAGTTCGGCATTACTTAGCTTTTCTTGAAGCCAATTCCATGCTGCAAGCTGATGGCTTTCTTCTTTATAAAATTTAGCTGCGTTGGCAAGGCGAATAGGGGAATTGCTCATAACCGATGACGGTGCATATTGGTTCATTAGGCGAATAAGCTTATCAGCATAGTTAGGGTCAGTAGCATAGCCTTCATTTCGCAGCATCTTTGCCGCAGCGTTTCTATTGGGAGCATGATTCACGCCCTTGTACGACCGCCAATCAAGATACCAGCGAGAGACAAGGTATTCAATGGAAGCGGCAAGGCTTGGGAAATCAATAAAACCAGTCCTAATTGTAATCCACTGCCCATCGTAAAACTCTTTAGTGGTGCTCGTTGTACTGGCGCCGCCAGAGCTTTTCAGGCCAAAGTAATTATGTTGAGCAGAGGTGTGCTTGCCAAAGCCACTTTCACATGCCCATTGTGCTGCTACAAGTTCAGGAAATTTAGCCCCCATGCGCCGTGCATGGAGGCTTACGCCTTCCCAAGAATTGGCAACTTCGCTCACTTGCCAGAGCGGAAGATGGTCTTCAGGCCCTCCATGACGAGCTGAAGAATGTTGTTACTTTTCCAGGGGGAGTGGTCAAGAATCTGGTCAGCAGCAGCAACGAGAATGCCGCCAATAACAAACCATTCGATAGGTTCCATGGGAGTAATGCGTTTAACAAAAGCCTAGCGTTTAATTTCCAGAGAGCGCACTCGCTCTTCCATCATTTTCATGTTTTCCGTAAGTACGTCTAATTTTTCCGTGATGGTTTCAATTTGAGCTGCTATTTTCACTTGTTGATGACCGATGCCCGTCATCATTCCACCAGTGGCAAGAAGCATGCCTGCGGTGAGAACCACTGCGAAGTCCGCGAGCTTTGCTTGCCAGGCATTCATTGAAATAAAAAGCTTTCTTTTGTTCATTCTATACATTCCACCATGGTTTAATTTTGGCTTTAAGCTTGAAAGAAGCCAACCAAATATCATCATGGGGATGAGCAATGGACCCGAAGAACTCCTCCATTCGCTTTTTGAACTACGACCTGGTGATGCTAAAAGACGCTATAGAAAAAGTATTTTTGAAGACTATCAATTACGAGGGCCACTTGGTCACTGTGCTTGTGCCTATTGTGGCAAATGGAATGAAAAGCTAACAATTGACCACATTGTTCCTAAAAGCAAAGGCGGCCCGCACTTTGCAAAATGGAACAATGCGCCTTCCTGTCTTTCTTGCAATGCCTCCAAGGGCAGTATGCGTTTGTTTGAATGGTGGCGCCCTCAAGAATTTTGGACAACAAGGCGTGAAGAACTGCTTTTAAGCTGGATTCATCACCATAGTTTCGTGAGCGCTCATACAAATCTTTCCGATTGGGAAGCATGGTGCGAAGCGACTCAGCGAGTGTTGCCATTGCATGAAAAAGGGGCCATTGTTGGCCCCTTTCCTTTAGGGGAGTGGTGCGTCGCTTAATGGTCGCAAATGGGCGCAAACATGCCTTCTGACGGCCCTTGGCGCACATTGGGCATGGGGCAAAAACCATCGGGACAGCCACTTGCTTTTAAATAGTCGTCGGGATCGTAATCAACGCCCAACACTTCTTTAGTGGCTTCTTCAATTGCTTTTCCCATTGCCTCCTCCATTTCGCAAATGAGAATTAAGCGCTTAAGATACCACTTGGCTTTCTTAAGGTCTTCAGAGCCATTCTTTTGAGAATAGCGCCAAACGTATTTTTGAACATTACCTTTTAAGAAGCCTTTGAACTCTGCTGCGCTCATGGATGCCTCAATGGCTTCAATGCATTGAATGTTTCCATCAGTGTCGGCATAGTGTGCGGGACTGTTAACGGGATCGTGCATGATCAGAATTGATAGTTGTTTTCAGCAAAGGCATCAAAAGCTTCTGGCGCCACTGGTCTGCCTAGTTCAAGCAGCGCTTTAGCATAGACCACAATTTCTCCCTGGGCTCCGTGACCGATGCGCAAGGAAATGAAATGAAACAGAGCCTGCAAGGAACAAGTCCAGACAAAGCTTGTATAGAGTGCAGAAGGCAGGATAGCCCTAGCCTGCTCTTTGCTTACGCCCGTCAGCAGAAGCCCCTCGTAAGCCTGCTTGCAAGCTTCCATTGCCTGTGAATACTGCATTAGGGCTAGCACTTGTTCACGAGGCTGAAGAGGCCCTGCAGACGCTTGACGGTTGTCTTCGCTTTGCTGCAAGAATTCCATGGGAATGTAAAATTCTGCTTCTTCAGCCGAGCAATAACGAAAGCTTTTTTCGTTCCAGCCCAACTGATCGTCAACAAAAGTGGAGGCCACTGTATGTTTCCACCATTGCC